TGGACGCAAAAATAAAAAAGGAGAACTAAAATGTTAGAAGACAAAACATATAAAATTAAAGTAGGTGAGTATTGTGATGCGGTTATATACGTGTACGAAAGGCATCGTAAATGTTTGAACCCAAAGGATGAACCAGAGAAACACAAGTGGAAACACTGGAAAGAAGTGGTGACAGTGATACCTGTTTGTAGTGGCTATGATGACTATCAGGATAAATCAGGTAACTTTCACAACAACATAAGAGTTACAGTTGACGCACTATCAGAGTTGTATGCTGAAAGTCCTGACTACGAGATGGGTGTAAGCTACACTATGAACACACACCAATATATCAACGTGTAGTAGGAGGTACATTCTTTGGCACCATATATTGCGTTAGTATGTTGTATAGTTTTTTATATCTGGGCTTTCTATATGTTAAAATGAGGGTGACAACTTGTCTCACTTGAAATGAAAACAACAGTTGCCAACTAATAACTAAAGGTTATACCTAAAGTATACTAATATTTTTTATATCTTATAGATAATAATACTATAGGTATAACTAAAAGAAAGGGACTAACAGTATGGATAATGATGAAAATGATCTAGAGGAGGTGTTGTTTTTATCTGTTGATGAAATCAATAATCTTCTGGATAGACTTAAAAAAAGAGATAAAGATATTGTTGAATTAATTATTGAACAGAACAACACACTACTTGATGCTGTTGTTGACCTTCAATGGTTCATGAAAGAAAAAGGACTTACCTCTCAACAGTTCAAGGCTTGGATGGAGGAGAAAGATTTGAGGACATATCACTGATGAGACATTTAAAGTATGAAGATGAAAAGGTAGTAGCCATTGAATCTTACATCAAGGATCTGCAAAGAGACATTGATGATCTTGAGTGGGATGGTGAACAATACAAAGCAGACAAGTTAAAGATCTTGTTGAAAGAAGTTGAAGAGTACAGAGATAGAGGTGAACTATGGTATCCGATGTTTTAAAAGAAAAGAATGTAGTGAATATTAGTAGAGAAGATTTGGTTAAAAATTTATGCAGTAGATATTCTCAAGAGGAACTAGCAAAGATAACAGTCAGTATGTTGGTAAAGAACAGTGACCTATCTCAAAAGTTAAAAAGTCTGGAGAGTGAATAGTATGATGTACATATTAATATGGATGCAGTTGTTCAGCACACAGAATGTTGAGTACTACCAGTTGGGTAACTATGCGACATTGGAAGAGTGTCAGATTGAGTTGAGTAAAGCAGCTAAGATGATAACACACAAGTCAGAGACAGTAGCTTGTCTAGAAGTGGATGTACAACAATGACACCAAGTGAAGCAGCAGAGATAGAAGCAAAGAAAACTTTTGAAGGGTTTATTAAATGGTTGAAGGTATCCTTCTACTGGCTCATGGCAATCCTAGTTATACTGGCATGGTGTAACTTTGGAACAGACACTGAGACAGGTAGTCAGTACAACGGTGAGGTATACGCACCGATGAATATAGGAAATAAATAATGCAGCCGAAAGAAGTACCAAGTCATGTTCGTATTCGATATGAACCCACCTTCAAACAGAAGGGAAGGAAGTGTAAACTGTACGGTAAAACATTTCTTAACATGGCAGAGGCAGCACGATACTGGGGTATCACCTACGCTTGGGCAACTGAACAAATAAACAAGGGATGGAATCAAGATAGCTTTCCATCCAAAGCAAGGAAGGACTACAAATGAATTGTTGGCACTGTGGGCACGATTTAATTTGGGGTGGTGATCACGATATTGATAAGGATCAAACTTCTCTCTTTGGGGAGTACAGCATAGTGACTAACCTAACTTGTCCTAACTGTGACACATATGTTTTAGTATACTACCCAAGGGAGGAAGAGAATGACGAAAAACTGCACTAATGATATGACTGAGCAGTACTGTACAACAAAAGGTTTAGGATGGGCTTTAGCTACCTGTGCATTCTTTATCCTGGGTGTGCCTGTCCTGATGTGGTTAGCTTTGGAAGGGGCTGACTGGTACACCAAGTTTGACTTAATGAATCCGATGTGGTAAAGATATGAATGAACCGAAAGAATGGCACATTAACAGGAGGAAGGGAATCTCGAAAGAGATAAGGCCAATGACCAAGGAAGAACGACAAAGAGCGAAAGAAAAGGAACAACAGAATGACAGCAGCAGTGAACAGCAACAATGAGATTACACATCAACCATGTCCTTTCGAGGATTGTGCCAGTTCAGATGCATTCAGCTACAACCTAGTCACAAAGGTAGGGAAGTGCCACTCTTGTAACAGAGGCTACCCGAACTCAGATAAAAAGTTTGACTGGGCAGAAGCAACATATCCACCACCGCCACCCAAAATAGACTTACGTAACGTCAAGGTAATCTCAGGCAGATACGAAGGTATCAGAGGACTAGATGAAGACGTAGCTAAACTCTACAACATTCAGTTACAGATAGGTGAAGGTGGTGAGCCAGTGCGCTACGCTTTCAAGTACAAGGATAACGTCAAGTATCGTGGCTACCACGAGAAGAAGTTCTGGACAAAAGAGCGTGGGTCACTGACAGAACTATTTGGTCCTGAGTTCAATGCAGGATCTAGTAAACGTATTTACATTACTGAGGGTGAGTTTGATGCAGCAAGTCTGTATCAGGTCTTAGGTAAATCCTATCCAGTAAAGTCACTGCCAAGTGCAGCCCTGTCAGAGAAGTTTATCAAGGATAACTTTGACTACCTCAACGCTTTTGAGATGGTGGTCTACGCAGGTGAATTAGATGCGGCAGGTCAGGGTGCAGCACAAAAACTTTACAGCATTATGCCTGAGAAGTTTTATTATGTACCCATGTCCAAACACAAGGATGCCAATGAGTTTCTGATGGAAGGGGATGATTCGGATCTCAAGTGGGCAGCACTCAAGCCACAGAGATTTGCACCAGACAACTTCTTTGTTGGAGACTTGGAAGTAGAGAAGGCTATTACTACTGAGAATCCTTACGAGTATGTGCCGACAGGACACACTGGTATTGATGATAAAATCAGAGGACTAGTGAAGGGTGGACTTACATTCATCAAAGCACTCAGAGGTCAGGGTAAGACTGAGCTAGTCAGATACTTTGAGGTAGGACTTCTCAAGCAGAACACAAAGCTTGCACTGCTACACATGGAAGAGATGAAGTCTACAACCTACAGGGCTATGGCAACCTACGAACTAGGATGGAATGTCAGAACTAAAGAGGATGCAGTTTCTACAGGATTCAGTGAGGATCAGGTAATCAAAGCAGCACAGAAGATGGCAGGTGGTGAGAACACAGTTATCTTTGAGATGCGTAGTCACGATGATCCAATGCAACTCCTGGACTACGTTAGACTCGCAGCCACAGTCTATGGTGCGGAGTATATCTTTATAGATCACGTCCAACGTCTAGCCTACCTGTCAAACTCTGGTGTTGATGCAGCAACCAGTACGTTGACAACCCTTGGTTCACGAATGGCGCAGCTTGCCAAAGAATTAAATATAGGTGTTGTATTTATATCACAGGTTAACGATGATGGACGCACCAAGTATGCAGCATCCCTTGAAGAGGAAGCTATCGTCTGTATAAAACTCAACAGAGATACTGAGTCAGAGGATGATGTGGAAAGAAACACAACTCATTTTATTGTTGATAAGAACAGACCCTTTGCCAAGTTAGGTAATGCAGGGTCAGTATTCTATGATCCTGAGACAACTGTTCTTGAAGAGGTGGTGTTCAACGTATGAAGGTTGTTGTCAGCGATATAGAAACAAACGGTCTTAATGACAGCGATAAACTTTGGATCTGTGGTGGTAAGGATATTACCACTGGTGAGATTTCTAGGTTTGATAACTGTCACGAGGATGATGTTGCTAGGCGTGAAGCTATCAAGTGGTACGAATCAGCAGACATGATTGTTGGTCACAACTTTGTACAGTTTGATGCACCTATGATAAACAAACTTCTTCAACCCAGATTGATAGATCCAAAAAAGATTGTGGACACTCTCCTGATTAGTAGGTTGGTGAACTACGATATCGAAACACCCAAGGGTGCTAAGTTTCCTCACAGCCTACAGGCTTGGGGTATCAGATTAAACAAACATAAAGGAGACTTTCATGAGTTTGATAAATTCAGTATCGAAATGGTTGACTACTGGTATCAGGACATCGAGGTTACAGAATCTTTGTTCAGTCATTTCAATGATATTATTTGGAGTCCTGATTGGCGTAAGTCTCTAAGGACAGAGCACGATGTACAGATAGAGCTAGTCCGTACACAACACTACGGTTTCTTCTTTGATAAACCAAAGGCAGAGTTTCTTCTCAACTCAGTCAAAACAAAGATGGGCACACTGGAAGAGCAGTTCCAAGTAGACTTCCCACCCAAACTTACTGAGGTTAATCGTATCAAGTATCGACTCAAGAAAGATGGTGGTGAGATGGCTACAGTTACAAAGGCTAAACAAAAGTATGCCATGACAACTGTAGAGGATGATGACCTAGTTTGTTTTGATTGGATAGAGTTCAAGCCAGGATCTGCAAAGGACAGGATAGATGTTCTGTGGGATGCAGGATGGAAGCCAGTAGATAAAACTAAGACTGCTATCAACTTCTCTCGAAAGAAGATAGGTGATCCATATGGCAAGTCAGTAGCCGCTATGGACGAGGATTTCTACAATCAAAAGAAGAAAGACCTAGATAGATACGGATTTACTGTATCAGAGGCAAACCTTAGTACACTGCCTGAGACAGCACCTACAGGAGCGAAAGCTCTAGCCCAGTGGTTGACACTTGAAGGACGCAGAAGCTCACTGGTTGAGTGGCTAGGGCAGTGTGGTGACGATTTACGTATTCATGGTAGGATAAATAACATTGGAGCATGGACTGGACGCTGTGCTCACAAAGATCCTAACACTGCTAACATATCTTCTCCGTTTCATGGTGAACCTAAGTCAGCAGTGGATGAAGTCAAGAAACAATTTGATGTGCATTTACGTGCCTGTTGGACAGTTCCTTCTGGCTCTTGGCTAGTGGGCACAGATGCTGACGGTATTCAGTTACGTGTGTTAGCTGACTATCTCTGGAGACACTTTGAAGCAGATCAGTATGCACAAGCTATCATGAAGGGAAAGAAAGAAGACGAGACAGACATACACAACGTCAACAAGAAAGCCTTGGCAGTTCCAAATGGAACAAGGGATATGGCAAAGACTTTTATCTACGCTTGGTTATTGGGTGCAGGTGTAGCAAAGACTGGTCAGATACTCAAGGTCAACATGAAGGAAGCACAGGAGGCACGTACTCGTTTCGAGATGAGCATTGATGGTTTGTATAACCTGAAGAACCAACTCGTGCCTTACATTGCAGAACAGGGATACTTCACTGGGTATGATGGACGTAAAGTTCCAGTGCCTAACGCACACAAAACACTGGCAGGGATATTGCAGAACGGTGAGGCTTGCTTGATGAAGCACAGCCTACTCAAGTGGCACGACAAAGCTAGACAGGAAGGGATAAATTTTAAGATGGTTGGTTTCATCCACGATGAATACCAAGTAGAAGTAATAGGAACAGAGGAGGAAGCCAAAAGGTTAGGACAGATACAAGCAGATTGCATGTTAGAAACTGGTCAGGAATTAGGATTTAAAATACCTACTCCAGGATCATATGACATAGGAAAAAACTGGGCTGAAACCCATTGACAACTACAGTAAAAACAATTAGATACAACAACAGTAAAAGAAAAGGAGGGCAATATGCCATCAACACAAATTGATATTAAAGGTACACTCGAATGGGCAAAAGTATTTGAGTCCAACAGAGATCAAGCAGAGTGGAATGTAGATACTAACGGTGAGTACAAAGTTACTGTAACCACCGACAAGAAGACAGCAGACGCTTTGAAGAAAGCAGGATGTCAAAAAAAGATGGAGGAAGTAGATGGTGGGGTTCGACTCACTGTGTCACGTCCTCACACTGGCGCTGAAGACTGGATGGGTGGTGAGCCTGTCGTTGCTGATATTTCAGGTAAGGCTTGGAATCTAGATGATAAAGGTCTTATTGGTAACGGAAGCAAAGGTATTGTCAAAGTTGAAGTGTATCGTACAAAGAAAGGTCTTGTAGGCACACGCCTTATGGGTCTTCAAGTTCTTGATCATGTGACCTACAATCCAGAGGAATCACCCTCTGAAATGTTTGCAGATCACAGTAAGAGTTCTAGTGGTAAGTCTTCCTCCCAAAAAGAACCACAGGACTCAGTACCCTTCTAGGTTTTAGTTCCTTTTTACCCTAGAAGATTAAGCCCCCATCTTTTTCGTTCATTTTTAGGTGGGGGCTATTACAAAAAAAGGATATACAATGCCCACAATAGACACCCTCGTTAAAGATATGGAAGATACCATCCTTGGATTAAAAGGGTGGGATCACATCGTTGGTTTAAAGATGGGTGACTCCATTGCCAAGACAGCATTCCAAAGATTCAGTGAACCACAGAAACCTCGTAAGTATCTATCCTTCTCTAGTATAGGAAGCCCTTGTCAAAGAAAACTTTGGTACAAGATAAATGATACTGAGGCTGCAAAGCCTTTGTCTGCAGCAGACTTACTGAAGTTTTTCTACGGAGACATGATAGAAGAATTAGTTCTGTCTATTGTCAAAGTCTCTGGTCATGAGGTGACAGGTGAACAAGACCGCATGTACATTGGAAGTATGGCAGGTCACAGAGATGCAGTGATTGACGGTATGACAGTCGATGTTAAGTCTGCCTCTCCATATTCGTTCAAGAAGTTTGCAGAGGGTAACTTACGTGAAGATGATCCCTTCGGATACATTAGTCAGTTGAGTTCTTATGTTTATGCTGCAAAGGATGATCCTCTTGTAACAAACAAAACACATGGGGCTTTCCTTGTTGTAGATAAAGTCAACGGAACAATATGCCTGGATGTCTATGACTTCTCGAAAGAGTTAGAACAAAAAGAAAAAGAAATAAAAACTGCAAAGAAAATGGTTAAGGGTAAAATACCTGACCGTCCTTTCAAACCTGTTCCTGTTTCTGAATCAAGTCCTAATACAAAACTACCAAAGACTTGTACCTTCTGTGATTTTAAAAAGAAGTGTTGGCCTGAAGCCAGGAAGTTTGTCTACAGTAATTATGATTCTTACTTAGTAGATGTAGTTAAGAAACCAAACGTGCCAGAGGATCTTACCTACAATGAGCAAAAAGAAGTTTAACGCAGCAGCACTCAGGGCAGGGTATCGTTCTGGCTTTGAGGATGAGACAGCCAAATATCTAAAAGAAAAAGGTGTAAAGTTTACCTACGAGAAAGAACGTATAGAGTGGCTAGATATTAGAACTCGCCACTACACACCTGATTTTATTTTAGAGAATGGTATTGTCATAGAAACCAAAGGACGTTTCGTATCTAATGATAGACGCAAACATGTCGAGATAAAAAAACAATACCCAGACTTAGACTTACGTTTTGTATTTCAGAATAGCAAAGCCAAGTTATACAAAGGAGCTAAGTCTTGCTACGGTGACTGGTGTAAACGTCATGGTTTTAAATACGCAGATAAAGTAATTCCTGATGAATGGCTAGAAGAATAATCTTGACGTGTTTAATTTAATTCTTATAACTTGGAGATTCCTGTGTTGTTTGAAATAACAATGCTAGTTAATTTAGATCCTGATGCTAACTTTATAGCTTCGGATAAAGACGGTGCAAAGATAGGACTTGAACAAGTCGTGTCGGATGCAGTGTATGATATTGATGATGTTGAAATAGTAGAAATAGA